AGCATAGTAAAGTTGGTTGCCAAAACATTTGGCATATCCCACTGGTCTGTAAACTTGTAAATAGTACCAGTAGGATTCGTACACAAGATAAGTGTACCTGGGTTAAACACCGTTCTCAAGGGTGTAGTAGCCACAGTTGTAGATCCCCAGATGGCGGTCATCTGGTTATCAAAAGTGAAATTATAAGTGGTGGTCTCTCCCGTGGTGTAAATACGTTCCTGACCATCCTCTATAGTTTCACCACCCAGTCGTAATATCCAATCAGGGACATTACTAGTCAAGCATGTAAACGATGACAAAGTATTGATCGTAACCAAAGGCAAAGTCAAAGCTTGAATAACCGATAGAGCATTTGCTTGATCTTGTGTTAATGAAAGATAAGGTCCACTTCCATTTGAGAACTGTGTGTACTGATCCAACGTGTACGAATCTCCACCCATGTGGGGATACAAATTACCTCTCACTGTTAGATTTGGTATAGCTGTCAACATTGCGAAGCGGAAACCGTCTCCCGCTCCGGCCAGGACCGATCCGGTGTACGTGCCACCAGTAGCCTGAACGGTGATCCCAACCGTACCACAAGATGTAGTTTCATCTACACCTTCATCTGCAAACCAGGGCGTCTTCAAAAAAGGAAAACGCGAAACGAAAGGCACTTGTGCCTCCGCTGTATTGTTTCCATACATCCTGGCACCACAATCAAAAACATTATTACTATCAACGCTACTATTAAAAGAGCGGAAAGGTATCGTGTTATCTGATGATGTACTGATGCAGATTGGTATACTACCGACATAGGATAAATTTATATCCATCAAAACTTTATATCGGATATTCCCCGTGTACGCTCGGTACATCCCGGAGAACCATTGGAGCAAACCATTAAAACGTATGGTGACCCCAGGAACTGTGAAATCTGAATTAGAAATCAGAGGTGTGGAAAAAGGTATCTGGTAATTGAAAGGTACCGTGACGATGTCTAAGATTCTTGTACATCTTTTGATTAGCGTCCCTACTGAAGGTAGAGTCTCACTATAACCTACGACTGGTGCCGCGGTTTTCATATCGCCCAAAGTAGCATCCGGTGCCACTGAATTTGCCGTTGGGGGAGCTGCGTCAGCTTTAGACGCTACCATCTCCCCAGATTGAGGAATGTAAATATATTCATGTTCAGTGAATCTATCATACAAACACACATCAATCTGTCCCGTCGCCCATCGACTCTCTACATCTTGGTAGGTCAAGGGCACCGCAGGATATCCATTATCCCGCCAAACTTTAAGAATTCTTTCCCTCCACATCTCAAAAGTTTCTTTCCCCGTCGACCATACTCTCGCTAGTACGTCGTTTCCATTGCACATATTCGCAATAGAACCCGGTAGTTTCTTTGTTACGAAACTTAGTGTCTTGAATACTGAATCAAGATTCACTTGAGGATAATATGTAATCCCTGGAAGAGCTGCATGCACAATGGTTTTGTGCTTCAAAAATTCTAACTCTTCAATTGGCCTGTTAACGGTATCCGATTCATCCGCCAACTTCTTGTTACTCAAGCTGATTATGATCCCAAATTTGATCATCTCTTCAGCATAACTCTTGGCATTGAACCAAGGCGCAAGTTTGCTCACTGCTGTTATCCCATCGTCCCCAAAAGACTGATGTGCTACAAATTTTTTGTAGCATTCCATTGAAGCACAGGAAGGATTTGCTTTTTGTGTAGTTACCATGTAACCCACTCGATTGAAGACTTTTGTCAAAATACTATTAAAAATAGTCGTCAACCACGAACCGCTTTTCATGCAGCCCCACGTTTGATAGATCTTATTCCCTATCTTCAGATATGCGAAAACCATGCACATCACCAAAACTCTTCTTGCCATATCCGCTTCTTGATCGCAAACTCTACTTTCTATCGTGTACCACGCATTGACCTCATCAGTCATCATCTGCGCCACGACTCCTCCCAGGTAGGTCTGGAAAGATTTGAAATCTTCATCAAAACCAACTTCCGAAATGGCTTTAAGAGAACGAACCAGTCTATCCCATTCATGACTGTAAACATTCATTCCCACGGCGATTCCAAATTTCAAAGGATTAGCAAACACATGTGCCAACCAATCCCCAAAATATCTTCTCATCAAAATCGTCAAATCGACCGGGGCAACAATAATCGTCCTAGTCTCTGCCACACACACTTTTGCTATTGGTCTTACTTCATCTTTCAAAACTGGAACCCACACATACGCTGGCATAATACCATGTCTAATCTCAACATCTTGTTTTGCTATATTCTCTATCAATCCTTTATCCAAAATTTTTCTATTCCCTGTATCATCTTCTGTGAACATCCATCCTTTTCCTTTTACCCCTGGTGGCCGTCTCTGTGTATAGGGGTATCCTTCCGAGGTCCGCATATACAAAGGACACAAACCATCAATTCCACCATTGATTTCCTCTTCTGCTGTCAGAAGTTGGGGGCCCCGTTGTGGTCGAATCTTTCTAATCTCTGCAAACACATCTTTCACACACAAACACAACAAATCCTCAGGTATCGCTCGCAAATTCGCACATCCAAAATATTTCTTTATTGATTTCCATAACACATCTCTTGCTGGAGTACCAGGGTAATACTCATGATCAGGTCCAAGCACACTGGGCATAAACAAATG